TTATTTTCTTCTAATCGGCGTTGCCGATGATACATGTCGAACTTCGCCATTACGCTCAATTGATGTTACTCGCATAAGCTCGTCGCCTCTGTATGAAACAGAAAATCGGACACGATTTAATTCTTCATCACGTCCACCAAAACATTGATGCATCGCATGGAGCAATCCAACGCTTTCAATCGTGTGTGGTTCCGGGTTTGGATTATTGCGTACTGTAGGAACGGTAATCGGGAATAGATATATGCATGGTGGAGGAAGCTGAAATTGACCTACAGCCGTTCTCCGCTCTAGGGCATTCTCCAGCTTGGGACAAGGGCGAGCGATGGTGCCACAAAGCCAATCCCATACAATTAAACCATCAACCAACTTTCCGTTTTCGATAATCTCTGCACTTAAGCGCGTATGAATACCCGACCATACGTTATGTTTTGGATCTGCACCTGCATTGCTACAAACACTCCATATAACAAATTCTTGCGCGTGGGCTGGGCGTTCAAAAATAGTAGTGTTATTACCATCGAGGCAACCTTTTAACTCGATAACAGAAATACGGCCATCGCTTAAGGTTACTGTATAATCATGACGGTTGGATTCCCCGGCCGATGCCCATTCACGAATACAACCTTGATCTTGCATGTAGTTTAAGACATTGCGTACAAAATCTCTTTTTTCACGCATGGTTGCGGAATATTGACCCCGTATGCGCTCAATGGCACCGCGAAACAATCCGCCTTGATAAAAATCAACTTCTGTTAAACCGTGCGTGCCTAGTGTATGCGCTTCGGTTTTCAGAATTTCTGCGAATTCGTCGATCTGCTGCTTAAGATTAGAGTTTATCTGACAAGGTATCGACATATGACAATTCAAGCTCCCGCATTGAGTAGGATTGGCTCGAAAAGATTTGCAGCAAAGTGCCGTACCACGGGAACAACTACGCCATCGCCAGTTAAATGATAGGCTTCATTATAATTCTGAGGCAGTTTATAATTATCAGGCAAACCCATTAATCGGGCAGTTTCTCTACTTGAAATCAACCGCGATTTTATAACGTCACCTTTCACAGTGATTATCAGTTGCCGACTAGAGCCGCCGGCAGGGGTGCGTAAACACCCTGCGATATCATCAAAACGTACTTCCGCACGCTGCTCTTTAATGCCCTGTGAATTGAACCGCGTGCGTTTATATATTGTTCCCACCAGTAGTTTTTTTGACTTTTTGGCTGCTTCAACTTTTTTAAGATTTACGTCATTCATCATGGATAAAAGCGCAGTAGTTTCTTCGGCTGTATGCCACGAAACGCTACTTGGTTTATCTTCAATTAAATCGGCAAATTTTGATGTCCGTTTTTCTGGAAGCTTCATATTCCACCATAACCACGCCTGTTTTGTAGATGGTTTTAGGCGATCATATGCAGCACATAAAGCTTTAGAATGCCAATAGCCAACTGGAGTTTCACTTACTAAATTTTTTGGGAAAGGCACGTCCGCCTTAATGGCAATAATAAATAAACGCGGCCTTGAATGAGGAACAAATGCGGCGGCATCAACCACCACGGCACCCAATTTATAGCCTGAACCAGCTAATGCTTCTGCAATAGCAGTAAAATCTTTGCCGCCATGCGACGTAAGGGTTCCGCAAACATTTTCTAGGACGATTAGGGAAGGATGCCTTTTTTCAGATTTCAATTTTTTAATTAAATTCCAAAACGGCCAAAATGCCCCTGACCGCTCACCACGCAATCCCGCACCTGCACCTGCAAGCGACAAATCTTGGCAAGGAAAAGAGGCCCAAACAAGATTAGGTTGTGCGGGTAATTCACTGGCTTTAAGTTTTCCAACGTCTTCTGTTTTAAGTACGCCATCACCCCAATTGTTGATATAGGCCGCACTTTTTTTGAAATCAAAATCATTGGCAAAAAGGCATTCCCACTTAGCACCTAAGCCAGCACGAGCCATGCCACCGCCCGCAAAGAATTCATAGAAACCGAATTTGTTAATTTTAGGTTTGGATTGCACGATATAGTCCGCAGGCCGATAGGCGCTGTTTATCTCCCGGATATTATCTAATGTTTGCAATCCCTCGCTCACTTGGTGAATCCCTTAAGTTAATCAAAAATGAAGCTTATAAGCGCCATTTTTGTGTACGCAAACCCTTCTAATTTATTACCGTTTTACATCTGCAAAAGCCAGTAATTTCTCAAAATACCCTCGATACATGCTATCATCCGCATAATCTGTGGTTTTACCATCCGCAAATTTTCCGGCCCACGCGGTTATGCTCTAAAATTTCGCGGGCCGTGGTATCGCTTAAAGCGTCCTCCGGCCCGATCATGATAGGCTTGGCAATCTGGCAATAGCTGTTATTTGCGCGTCCAATCCCGGCGCAACTCGTCAAGAGCAGCGCCATCGCGCATGCCGCGCATATCGTTTTCAACTTCATTGGCTTTACCTACTGTTTCATTTTGCTGCAAAAGCTGGCTTGCGCGTTCATCATCACGGCCCGATTGCCGAATTTTGAACACCACCAGCACCACGGCGGCGGCGATTCCTAGCCATTTGAGAATTACGGCATAGGAACGCTGCCACCAGCTGAGTAAGAGGCCCCAAATCATATTAGCCCCTTGCGGCGGTCATCCAGCCGCGCCAAGGCGATGTAAGCGGCGGCGATAACCACCAGCACCCCCAGCACGATTAAGAAGCCCAGCGCGTTATCTTTGACCATTTGCGAGAGCGCTGACAAAACCGGGATAGCGGGCGCGGCTTCAGCAATCACCCCGGAAGCAGCTGCAACCGCCCCGGCGCTTGCCGTGATTTGAGCGCCTTTCATAGTAGGGGTTTTTGCCAACGGCTTAGGCGCGGTTTCAACACCTGCTAGCACCAACGCCTTATCGATTTGCTCACTGGTGTAAGGCTGTTGCGCGTTTTCATGCCAGATAATCGCCATTACCAGCGGCTTCAAATATTCATGCTGGTGAAGATCAAGCGGCTGGTCGGCATCAAAGCCGGTGCGCTCGGCCACGCGCTTAACATAGGCTTCTGTGTTATTCTCTGAAGCTGGGGCCCAACGGCTTATAAATTCGCGTATGGTATGCAGCGAATAATCATCCTGGTACTTAATCAAAAGCCGAGCAATTGCACGGATGCCGTAAACCGGATTTTGAAATGTGAAAAATTCCGTGTCCGATTGCGATGGCGCCAGCCCTTGCCATTTGTCTTTTGAAAGCCGGATATTGCCGGGGTTATTATTGCGAATTCCGCGTGATACGTTTTTAGGCATGGTGTTTTCTCCTGTTGGTTAAAATTATTTCCAAGTCAAATGACCGGCGGCGAAGCTGAGGAAAGCCACAAGGCCCGTCCATAACCCGCCGACGATTAAGAGCGTGCGAAGGCTCCCTTTGCCCTGATTTGCCAGCGCGGTAAGTGACTTCACTTCCTCCACCAGCCCATCCACGGTTTTTGTGAGTGTTTGAATTTGCGTGTTCATGACCGCAAGCTGCGCGTTCACGTTCTTTTCTTCAGTCGGTGCCATGTTTTCCTCCTTGGTTTTAGGCATAAAAAAAGCCGCCCAAAGGCAGCTCAGCTAATTGATGATCGAGAAGTTTAAGCGCTTAGGTTCGCGTACCACTTGGTTGCGGTCGCTGCCCAAAACAGCGCGTTTTTTCCTGCCGCTAAGGAAAATGCCGCGTTTGCGCCAAGCGCATTAATGCTATGGCCGGAAGCCGGATAGACGTTGAGCGCATTGGCCCCGGCGTTTGCCACAAAGATAAATTCGCCTTGTTCCGGCGAAGGCAAAATCCCGCCGCTGCTTGCCGCTACGGTAGTAAATTCGTTGGTTTGGTTCGTAATGGCTAAGGCCGTGCCTTGCGTAGTGCCAGCTGCGGTTAATCCTGCTCCGTTTGCTTTCAGCGCGACGCGCCCACTGGCGGCGAGCATTTTCAGCGCATTGAAAAACGTGGATCCGTTAGCCGATACTTTCAGAGTGAAATTGTCATCGCCCAGCAAGCCGAATTCCGCTCGGCCGGAAAATCCAGTTTGAAATAAGAAGCTGGCCTTATCACCAATGGCGTTCTTGTTAATTTTCACCTGAATGTCATTACCGATATTGTTAAACAATATGGCCGAACTCGAAACCGAAAGCTTATTGGTGGCATCTGCCGTGGTGTTAATGCCAAGCATGGTAAGGTTGTTGAACTGGCTTAAATTATACGTCGCGCCCCATGCCGCACCGTCATAAGTGTAAAGCTGGTTGGTATCGTTCGCCCAAACCGTCAACCCTTCCCACGGCACAATGAAATTCCAGCCGGTCGTATAAAACGCCACTGCTTTTGCTTGCGCCGACCATGCGCCGGTCGGTGATGTTCCCACCACATAGCAATCGCCGGCAGCGGGTGAGCCGGGCGGCGTGTTGACGCTCACACTTACGCATGCAGCTTGTAGCAGCGCATCGATTAGATCGAGGCCGCTATTATGTGTTACTTCCTTCTGCGATTGTGATTGCAAAATATACGGAAGCTTCACCCGGTTAGTGGTGTTTGGCATAGTATTTTCTCCTTAAATATTTTTTTCACCGCTAAGCTCATCGTTTCACAAAGTGAGCTTAGCGGTGATTTACATGTGCTAGAGTGTGGCAACGCCCACATAGCCCCGGCCAACTGCCGCCGAAAGCTGGTAAACATTCACCAAGATACTGCTTTGCGCCGAACCAAAATCCGTCACCTGCTGCGCGGAGGTATAAAGCGCGGTCGGCGTGGTAAGGCCCGTAATCGTTCGCTTTAGCGTTACGCCAGACAGGATATCCACCTCGTATTTTTCCGATTCCTCGGAAAGCGGGATATCAACCGCATCGCGCCAATCGCCGTTAATGCGTGTGCGGCGCTTCCAGTTGATCGTTAAATCACCGGCACTGCGCGAACCCATGATATGCACCGGTGAATAAGGTTTAAGCGCCCGCGCTGCATAGGCGAAATCCTGCGCGGTGGTAGCGCCAAGCGTTGAACCGATTGTGACCGGCTTAAACTTTTTGGATATACCCCAGCCCGATGATGCCATGAGTTCACGCGCCAGCGCGTTTGTGAGCATTACAAACCGTTCCCCGGCTATGTGACTACCTACAGCCCATTCCGTGCCTAGCCGCCCCCTCAGAAGCCCCGATAAACGATATTTGTTCGTATCGAGCAGCGTTGCGGTTTGGAACTGGATAACTTCATCACCGATCACGCACACATTACCGCCATTCAGCACGGCGATATCGGTAACGCTTTGCAGCTGCCCGAAAGTAAGCAGCACATCGATGGTAGAAATATTATCCCAAGTGTAAACCGTTCCCGCGGGAATGATATTCAGCACCGCGCCGATGGTGGATTGCGCGGTAAGCGCTTGCATGAGGGCATAGTTAGCCCCGCCATCATCCGAACGATACACCGCCGAACCGCCCCAGTTGTCGCCCAGGCCAACCACGCCATAACGCAAATAGGCATCTGTTGCGCCATCCGTGGGGAAAGCTGGTAAATCCATTAATTCCAGCCGCGAGGTGGAAATAGTGGCCGGTGGCTGAAGGTTGGTTGAACTCGTGCCAGCCGGATTATAAAAATCGTAGCTGCTCACGTCTTCAGCTACCGCCGAAATATCCTGCTGCCCATTTCGCACCAGCTTGGTACCAGTCACCCTTGCAAGATATGCCGCGCCATCTTTGGTGATGGTGATAACGTCGGTAGGCTCCACCAGTGCATATTTCGGCGGTAAGGAAAATTCATATTGCACCCGGCCCACCCACGCATTGTAGAGCGTCACATCAGACACCACTTTTGCTTCTTGATCGGAAAGCACGATTGGCAAGTTTACGGTGACATAATCCACCGCTTTCACCGTTTGGCGCTGCGAAGATTGCGTGCCTGACTGAAAATCAGCGGTGCGGCTAATATAAATTACGTCCACTTGGCGCGGTAAATCTAGTTCCTGCGTACGCGTAACCGAAAGCGCATCGCCGGAATCACCTGCCACCAGTTCCGTATAATCCACCGAAACGCTGGAAACCTTACCGCGCTTAATGAATTTCAAAAGCCCGTCCGATTCCACGCAATCGAAAAAATACGCGCTTGCCAGCTGCTCTAAACATGAGCGCACGGTTTGCCGGTTGGTGATGACAAAACCGGAAACGATATCAAGCAAGCGGCTGGTATCGTACATGGTGGAATCATACCCAACCTTTTTAAGTAGATCGGCTACAATTTGGCCGAGGCTGGAAAGCCCCAGCTTACCTTGCACCCAATGCCCGGTTTTCCAGTTGCCGCCATCCGCCCACACCGAAACCAAATCAGGGAAAAACGGAAATGGCCGTGCATCCCACGTCCAAACAAATTTACGCGGCACAAAATTAGCTTCAATCGCATTTTGCGCGTTTAGGTAATCAATCGACGCATCAAGGGCCGTGCGCTGCGCGAGGAAATCCACACGCCCGCGCGAACCGCGAGGGTAAAAGCTTTCTATCGAATCCGGGTCAATAAATACATTCGGCTGATTCGCGCAGCCATCCACCGAAGGGAAGCCAACCTCCGAAAACCACACCGGCTTCATTTTTGCCGTCCATGCGGTCGTCGTGGTATCCGGGTTAGTATGCGTAGAATTCCACCAGTTTTTTACATTCTTCCAAGCATAGGTTGGGCCGGAAAAGAAAGTTTTGCCGGTGCGGTTTACTGAATCGCTCCAATAATAATCCCAGCCTTCATCTTTCGTCCAACCCGCATAAACTGCGGCATAATCGATTTGCGTTTGCGGCAAATCCGGCGTTAGCGGAAAATAACAATCGATTGCCACAACATCGATATTGGAATCAGACCAAAGCGGATCCATGTTATACCACCCGTTTACCGAGTGATATTCGCTCCAATCCCCGCCATACATGACTTTTACGCCAGCGCCCACCGCCGTTTTAACGGATGCCGCCAGCGTTTTCAGCTGCGCTATTGCCGGGAATACGCCGGGGCTGCTCATATAGCTGGTAAGGCCCACCAACTCCGAGCCGATCATAAACCCATCGATATTGTTTTTCAGGTAAACGCCGCCCACCTGCAAATTTGCATACCAGTTAATAAATGCGGCATAGCCATTTGCACGGGTGAAGAATCCATTAGCTGCCGTACTATTCGCCGGGGTGATTCTGCCGCGCCACGGCTTTGCTTGTGGGGTGATCGTGTCAACCTGCACCATCGGATAAAACAGCACATTATAGCCACGGCTTTTAAGCTCTTGGCATAGGTGGATAATGCTTTTATCCGTTGGCGTGCCGCCGAAAGTTGGGGAGCCATCGCCAAACGTCAAAAGCGTGTGGCCGGTCGCGCGGGTGAAACCGGCAACCGTCCATTCATCGGGCGTAACCCTTGCGCCTTGATTATCAAATTCCATTGCCGGTTTGATGATGGAAACTGCCGGGTCAACGGAATCAGAATACCAATTTACCACCACGGAAATCCACTCAACATTCGGAAGCGTGGCTTTAAGATTATCCAGCGAAACCAGCAAATCCGCTTTGTTGTTCAGATTATTCTGGTTGAGCTTATTAACCTTGCCGCCTTGCACGAAATTGCCGGAAACGTCTTGCTGGCCGTACTGCTTTTCGGCCACGACCGTATCGTAAACATACTCGCCCGCGCCCGGAATTAGGGTTATTTCCTTAATCTTATCTTCCAAATCGTAAGGCTTCTTGAGCGTGCGGCGCACCTCGAATGTAAAGTTAGGAATGCGGTTGCCGAAATCGCCCAGCGGGAAATCCTTGATCACCACATAAGCCATGCCGCGATATCCCGGCGTTTGCCCTGCCGGGAAAAATGAGGAGATAAACGTATCGGGCAGTTGCGTTTCATCGCCTAGATAAAGCGTGTAACTGCCTTGCGTTAAATCCAGCTGCTTACTATCCGCCCATACGCGCACCACCTCCGTAATCGGGCCTTCGCAAATCGCAATCGCCATGCTTGCGGTGTAGGTGTAGCTGGTAGTGGTGGTTTCAACGCTTCCACCACCGCCGCCGCCTTTACCGCCACCGGAGCTTTGCGTGGTGGTGGTGATATGTTCCTGAATAGGTTGCGACCAAATAATGTTACCGGCAATGCGCGAATTGCCATACACCACGGGAATTGCTTTGCCGTAAGTAGAAGCTTGCACCATCAAATCGGTAACGCGCGAGCCTTCTTGACTTAGGCGGGTTTTGCCGGGGCCAAAAATAGCGCGATCGACAAAGCCGCCTAGAAATCCGCCCGCACCTCCGGCTACAGCGGCGAAAAATGTCCCTGCACCTAAAGAGGTGGCGGCGGAACTTGCCGCCGCTGCTAAAACTATTGCTGCCATCTGAAAACCTTTAGAATTCGTAATTTCCAATCGTCATCGAGCCGATGCTCCACCACACGGCGGGCGGGCGCGAAACTGTGAATCATGCCAAGCGTGCCTTCGTAATCTGATAAAATGGCAAGGTGCTGCGGGTTTTCCCGCACTTTGAACAATCCCAAATCACCGGAGCGGGCTTCCTCCACCGGCACTTCAAAAAGCAGGCCGGTGAGTTTTTCCGTAAGATATGCGCCATCCGGTTCACGCGAATATGTCACTTCATCATATGCCGCCAGCTGCACGCCGTTTTTATCCTTCAGGCCCAGCTCATCCACCACGCCAACGACCAAGCCAAGGCAATCGCACCCTTTGCCCTTTAGCCGTGCCTGATGGTGAAACGGCGTACCCACCCATGCGCGGGCATGGCTTACAATGTCATTTGCTATGGTCATGCTGATTGCAGATCGTTAGAGGTTGCAGCGGTCGCCAGCATTTTATCCATGCCGGGAACGTAAGGTTCGCCGCGAAAATTCACGGCGTTGCTAAATTTGCTGAAGCAATTGTTAAAAGTTTTGTCGCAACCCGCGATGGCGTTGAAGGTGTCACCAACCGCAATATTGTTAGGCATTGGCAAAACCAGCGTGAATTGCTTATTGGAAAACTCTTTAATTTCCATCCTTCGGCCCGCGTTCGCGCCGGTAAGCCAGCGAATTTCACCACTGGAAAAATACCCAGCTGCTTGCGTCATGGAATTGCAGATAATTACTTGTCGGCTGGTAACAGTGTTGACCGTGCCGCCCACCGTGAAGCTGGCAAGATTTACCTTACAGCGCGTATCACCGAAAATGGCGCGGCATGTCGGACTATAAAGCTCAACAATATTTTGACTTAATTTCTGCGTCAGTCCGCGCACTTCTGCAATGAACTGGCTGTTTTTCAAGCTCACTTCGCCAAGCCAGCCGCGCCGGTGCGTGATCGTGCCTTGCGTTAAGTCGGTGACATTCACCATGAAAATTTCGATTTCGGCAAAATCATATTTCCCGGCCATGATATCCGCCTCGGTAATTGAAGCCGTATCCAGCACTCCCGCCACATCGAGATTATCGACACTAAACCTGTCTTTCGTTTCAATGCTGGTAGGTGAAAAGCCGGTGGCTGCTTTGTAAAGCTGGCTGCTTATGGTGAGGTCGGAAGTATGATCGGTAAAACCCATGACGGAGGTATCAACCAGCGTGAGCTTCCAGCAAATCGCAAGGCTGGTGACTTCACCGGCCAAATGCGCGTTTAAGGGTGATGATGCGGTTCTCATATGCGTAACTCCACGATTGGTATTGCATCCCAAATGTAAATGCCGGGGCCATCCTGCCGAACGGCCAGCGTGTCGGTGTCAAAACGTGCTGGCACGTCAAAATCAAAATCGGCGCTTACCACCACCGTATTGCCCACCGCCGCCGCAAAGGTGATGATGCCGGTGGTTAAATCGATAGTGAAACCGGAAACCTGCAACACGGCATTGAGATAGATTTTAACCGTACCGCTCACCGGCTTTTTGATTTCCCGGCTATAGCTGTTGCTGCCGCTGGTATAGAGCTTGGTAAGCTGGAAAGCGGTAAGCACGCCGTTACCCGTGCCGATCACTTGCCCCACTGCCTGATAATCGCTCCAATCCTTGAAGCGGAAACCATACGCTTTGCCGAACCGGGCGCGGAAAAAGGCGATTGCCGCATCCATATCCGCCTTAACTTTAATGCCGGTGGAAATATCCCACCTCCCGCGCGACTTTTGCCAATTCACATTTCGCTGCTCAAACCCGCCTTGCGTGGTGACAATGCTGGTATTGAATTGCGGCCCGCCCGAAGCGCCATAAGCGATTTTCGGCGGGAACTGGACTTCATGAAATGCGGGCATTAGCTGTTCCTTGTGCGGTAGCGCTGCAAGCTTCCGGCGAACCGGGACATAATTTGCCCCTGCGATTCCATGAAACTATCGGCGTTTGGTGTTGAAATATTAAAAGTCACGTTCATTCCGCTGCCCTTCATACCTTTAGGCAAAACGGTTTCGCCCTTCTGCAGGATGGCCGGGAATTCATCGGGCATAAGGCCATTATGGAAGCGCGGCGCACCGGCGAATAAATGCGCTGGCACGGTGCGGCGGGTGGCAAGTGTTTCTCCCACCACGCCGCCCGAATGGAATAAGCTGCCAACCCATGACGCGGCGCTGCTAAATAAGCTGCCAAATATGCCGCTGCCACCGCTAGAAGCTCCTCCGGAAGCGGCGGAGCCGCCACTACCGCCAAAAAGCCCGCCCAGCGCATTTGCAATAGGCCCGGTGACATTTTGCCGGATAAAGGCCCGGAGCAAATCTTTTTCGATATCCTGAATTAGATCGCCAATTTTCTTGAATGAAAATTCGCCGCTTGAAACCATATCCACCAGCGTATCTTCAACCTTGCTGGCTGCGCTGCTAAATACCGTTTCAGCATTTTTTGCTGCGTTGGTTGCATCCGCGCCATAACGGTTTAAGGCACGCGCCGCGCCATCTTCCCATTTATCGCTATCCAGCTGCGCTTTATCATAAATGTTTTTGAGCTTTACCTTGTAAATCTGCTCCACCTTATCAACGTATTCCTCGTTGGCTTCGGTCGCGCCGCCCAAATCTTCGATTAGTTTTTCTTTCCAATCATCGAGCGCTTCTTTTGCCACTTCAAACGAAGGCTTGGTTTGCAGGATGCCTTGATTGATTTCTTCAATCGCGTGCTTATGTTTTTCCTGCGCGTCCGTTGCATCTTTGGCGGCTTTTGATTCGTCGTAAATTGCCGCTGCAAGATCGGCTACCTTATCGCGCATTTCCTGCGTGGCTTCAGGATTTAGCTTATCAACTTCAGTTTGAACGGCTTTTTTGCGTGGGTCTAATCCTTCCACCACCTTGCGTTTTTGCAAGCTATCAATCAGCTTTTCGTTAGCTTCGGTTAGTTGGCGTGTTTCGCGGTTCGCCGTTTCCAAATATTTATCGTATTTGGTATCCGAAAGCTGGTCATTGAGCGCCTTCGCGCGTGCAATCGCTTCCTTATTGCTTTCGGTGGCTAAACCGTCCAGCTGCTTATTTACGCGGTCATGTTCCGCGATGATTTTATCACCATCGGTTTGCGTGGATTTTAGTAAATCATCGGAAAGCTTTTTGTTAATGCCTTCAATTTTTTCTGCTTTGCCTTGCTCCACCGCAATTTCATGGTCGGCTTGTGCCTGTTTCTTTTCGGCCTGTTCTGCGGCAATTTTATCGTCAATTTCGGCTACGCGCTCCTTTGCTGCCGTATAAGCGGGATTATTCACCAACCCGAAAAGCAGGGTATCGTTACCAACGCCTTTGAGGAAATCGACTTTCTTTTGCTCGGCTTCACGCTGCTCATCGAGCGTGCCGCGCACACCTTTTTGAATTGCCGCCAGCCGGTTAGAAAGAAAATCCAGTGATTTATTTACCGCGCCGCTTTCGGCAATATTCGCACCAAACGCTTTTAGCAAATCATCCCATTCAACGCGCAGCCGGTGGGCCGAACCTGTTAGCCCGCCAGCTTCACCTTCGGAAGTGCCGCCAACCTTGCCCTTAACTTTTTCTAAAATGATGGCTAAGGCTTCACCTTCGCGGCCCGTATCCACAAGGCTTTTAATCATGTCGGCTTGCTGGCTGGTGAAGGTTACACCGGCTTTAGAAAGCGCGTTGATATTCTGCACGGGATCTTCGAGCAGCTTGCCAAATTTCAGAATGACGGAATTTAAGTCCGTTCCCATGACCACCGATAAATCGGAAGCCAGCTTGATCGTTTCAAAAAAAGTATCGTGGCTTACGCCTTTGAAAGTAAGCAATTCAGCGGCGGCATTTTGGATTTCTTCATTGCCGCGCAGGGTGGAGCGTTCATAGGCTTCCGCGAATTCTGCAATCTCGCCTTTGGTCACACCGGCGGCATTACTGGTGGCTTTTAATACCGCTTGAAGGCGCAACTGCGCTTGCTCAAACTTTGCGTATTCCTTTAAGCCTTCCACCACCACATACGTTAAAGCGCCAATTGCAGCGGCGGCAGCAACACCAGCGGGGCCAAGTGCCGATAGAAATTGACCTGCACGGCCAGCTTCCCCGCCAAGCTCACGCATAACATCATGCGCTTGCTCACCTGCGGCGTTTAGCACCACCAATTCCTTAGAAGCCGGTTTGGTGGCTTCGCGGATTTTCTCTAGGGCTTTCTGGCCCTGTTCGCCGGTTAGCGTTAATTCACGGCGCACCTTATCGCCATCAAGTACCGCTATCCGGATTGAAATGTTCTGTGTTGCTGTCGCCATTGTTTTTTACCGCTTCGCGTAAGCCTGATTCGGCGTATTCGAGCAAAAGCAAAAGCGCCTGGCTGTCATAGCCAAGCGCTTGTGTCATGCTCATGATTGTAGGGATTTCAAACCCAGCGATGGCACCACTGGGGTAGTATTTCAGCACGCTGCCGCCGCGCTGAACAAGCTCCCATGCTTCAAATCCCTCAATAGTTAGAGGCTCATTTTTGAAGTAAGGGCAAAACTCCCCGGTTAGCGGGTCGCTTTTACCTTCGCTGCACGGGAGGTTTTCCGCGATGCAGCCTTGGCAGTAGGAAGGCCCGCCGCTGAAGTGCCAGTTGCACCGGGCCTTGATTCGTTTCCCTCGACTTCCAATGCAAAATACGAGGTGGTATATTGCTTCCAGAAATCTTGCCCGACAAACCAGATATCCATTAAATCGGAAATGCTTTGATCGGTAACGGGTGCTGGTGCATCGCCCGCCGCATTCATTACGCCTTCCCATTCAATAACACCGGCCACGGCCAACGCCTTGACCAGCAATGCTTCGGACATGCCATAACGCATATCTTCATTCTGCAGGTTAGGCCGGATAGTTCCGGCTTCCTCTGCCTGAAGCGCTTTTATCTGCTTAATGACATTGGATTGCGCGGCGTTCATGATCGCCGTGGAAAGCGGGCGAACGCGCACCCGCACACCGGATGGTAAATCCATCCAATACGGCTCTTTCTTTAAGTTTAGTCTTAACATAATCCCTCCTGTTTATGGGTAGCTGGTAACGTCGTTTTTCAGCACGACGGTTGCTGACTTGCTCATTGCGTCATCGTAAACGCCCTGCCAATTGAAGCTGCATTGCACCCCACCGGGGCCACTCACCGGAATGCGCGGGCGCGGCAAATAAACTTCGTGGAAAGTCCATGTGAGTGAGAAGTTATTGCCATCCAAACCCGCCATTTTATAGGCAAGCTCAAGCTCGATGGCGTTATTGTTGATCGCGTCATCCACCAGCACGGTATCGGCAAAGCGAACATCGATGCTGCCGGTGATATTCACGGTGGTAGGGTCAACACCATCAATCAACCCGTCATTGCGGATAGTCGGCACGGTTTGCATGCCGTTGGCATAGGTGAATTGTGCGCCGGTGATATTTGCCAGCGCCGCGCTGTTACGTTTGATTGAGCCGTTAAACTGGCTAAATGGTTTGTAAATGCGGTTGGTTGGCGTGCCGCCTTGCGATGATGTGAAGCGGGTTTCACCTTGCGCGATGATATTCAGTGTGGCATTCGCCGCGCCGGAGCGCTGGAAGTTCAGCGCCATCGAATTCAGCATGCACCCCGTATGAACGAAATAGGCAGGCACGTTTGCATGGCCTATTTCTGCCGCAAATGACGGTAGAGAAGCCGAACCGCTAATAAAGGTATGGGTATAGCCGCCGCCCGATAAAGTAGCGCCGCTAGGCACGCCATTGACGTTGCCGGATGCCAGAGTAAAGGCATTACCCGCGCCGCCTACCACGTCATACACCACGCCTAGCTGTGTGCCGCCCACGTTTGAATAAGTGGCCGGTGTTACCAGCGGATTGACGGAAGCATTCAAATCCGTTGCCAGCTGCGTAAGCGTAGCAGCCAAGCTGCCGCCGATATTCGTTTGGGCCGTGGTTGCGCCAGATGCAACAAATGTCCAAACCACGCCGTTAATCGTAATGGTATGGCCCGCGCTTGGATTCACGGTGAAAACAATATTGCCGGTTGCCGCCACACCCGCCGAAGTCGGATTGCCTAGGAGCAGTTGAAGCCAGCGGCCAAAATCGCGGGCTTCGACCGGCACAACCATATTGCCGGTGTCGTTAATCACGTCGCGGAAAGGCGCACGCGGCTCACGGCCTTGCCCCAGCAATTCCGAGGAAATGAGGTTTTGCTCGGCGCTGATATCCGATGAATTAAACGCGAATTTCTCCCAGTTACCTGTTGGCTTTACGCCGTAGGAACCTTCTTTTAAGGCAAGCAATGACGCTGCCGAACCGTAGGAACGGGCCATAATATTCTCCTTGTTATGTTAAAATTAATTAAGTGGGTCGTTGGTGTAGAATCGCACCATGATTTGAACAGTTGCCAGCCGAACGCTTGCAGCGCCTTCGATTGGTTCCTCCTCATAATCGGGTGATCTGGCCTCAACCCACTCGGCAAGGCCATCAAGGGTGCGATTTGCGTTTATGATGCTGCCAATACCCACCAGCAACGTATCGAGCGCGGTATCACGCGCAGCGGAATCGGGGTTTTGCACCATCGCTTCCAGCGTAATAATATGCTCGTAAATATAAGTTAGCGGCGATAGCAACACTTCGGGTTCTTCGCTGGCGCCATCGTGCATGCTGATAATGCCACCAGAGGTAATCTTCTGCGGCTTATCAAGATTGCGATACACTTTGACCGTCGCGCCTTCCAACGCTTTTATTTTCGTGTAAAAGGCGCTTAAAACTTGCTCACGTTTGCTCGTCATTTGAAGTGACCTCCGGCCAATTATTTAGAATTGATTGCCCCAACTGCGGTTGCCATTGATTCACCACGGCTTTGTAATCCAGCCGTTTTTTCAGCTTCGCTTGCGGCACTAAAATAAACATCACCACCGTTGTAAGGCCGCGCCCGGTGCGCTGCGCGGTATCAGAGGCTTTGCGGAATCCGCCGCGCTTCTCCGTTCCAACCCGCAAACCATCTACCACCAGCAACGATACCGCGCCGGGGCGATAGACAAACCGCAAGCGGCCGAGCGCTTGCTCTGGAAAATTTGCAGGGCTAATGCGCTTCCCGCCAACGCCGTGCTTTGGCGCTGCATCGGTAGGAATTGCCAGAAACCAGCCATCTTTGCTTTTAATCACCGCACCTTCATTGAAAGCGCGAATAATCTTTGGTGCTTTGGAAAATATCCAGCCCGCCGCATCCAGTGATTTCTTGCCTTTCGGATAAACCTTTGCTTGCCAGCTTTTTGCCAGCTTAGAGCCGAGGCCCGCGCCGGTGACTTGCTGGCGTAAATCGTCCTTAATATGCGTAGTGATTTCCGATACGCCGCCTGTCACCGCAGCTTCCGCAGCTTCTTGTTGCTGCTTCATAAACTTGGTGAGATTTCCTTTTATAGCTGCTTCAAGACGCATAGACATCAACCTGTAAAACGAGTTGTTCACTGTCGCGCCTTGGCGTTCCCTGCACGGTGTAGGTAATGCCATCGATCATGAATTGGTCGCCCGCCACGACAGAAGGGCAATCGGCAACCTGCACCTCAAGCACAAGGCTTGGGGTTTCGATTACTGATTGCCCTATGTCTTGGTAGATATCCGGCGCACGGGTAATGACGCGAACGGACCTATCTGTTCCAATAATCGGCAGGAAAAATGCGTCTTTTGACAGATTACGGTCATTGAATAATGTTAAAATCGCTAACGATAATGCTGTCATAAAACTGGTTCCTGTAATTTTCGGTAATGGATAGATCGTTGCTGCTAATTTAGCTGATATAGGCCGCGTTTAGCCGCACGTTTCCTACCGTATCGCCGGTTAGAGCTGCTAAGGTGGCAACACCAATCAGCTTGTTGGAAGCTGCGGTTGTGGTGCAGTTTTTGGCGGTGTTATCCCAATAAATAAGAGCGCCTTGCGTCCACGCTGCGCCGGTGGCTTTGGCAAGTGTGCCAACACCTTCCAGCAGCGTTTCAACATCCGCGCCGGAAAGCGCATCAAAAGCCGCCACGCCGAAAATGGAGCCGACAAGCAGCCCTTGCCCGGAGGTGACGTTATAAGGCGCAGTCAACGTGATCGTGCGGCCTTCCATTACAAAGTTTTTCATAATTAGTTTTCCTTTTTGTTAGACATAAAAAAACCGGCTTGAAGCCGGTGGTTGGGTGGTTATTTAGAGAGGTGTTGGAATTACGCGCCTGCGTTTTTCCACATACCGCGCCAGTCGATTGCTTTGGCGGCGAAGTCAAGGCGGGCTTTAAGTTCCAGCCCGTCAACATCGAAGCCTAAGCGACTTTCGAGGTAAACACCTTCCTGACCTTCCAAGAAGCAGTATTCGATAGTATCGATCTGCGCCGGGTCAGCGGCTAAATACCAAGTAAGCGCGGAAGCAGCATCCAAACGCGGTTCGGCCAGCACTTGCAGGGCATTGGCAAACGGGTTGTAATCCGAGGCTTTGGTAGCAAGGATATTCGTTTGCGTTACATACTGCTGTGCAACGGTTTCAAGCGCTGCAGGAACCATCAGGTATTTAGGTTGCACGTTGATGAAGCGGCCATTTAACCCTTTCTGCTTACGCATACCGGCGCGACCGTTACCCAAGGCGGCGACAGTGATTGCAGCGTTCACCGCATCAAGGTTGCCGTGGTTGGCATGGAACAATGCCGTACCATCACCCATTGCGGCGTTTGCGGTGAGGATGCCCCACACCGTATCGCTTTGAAGGTCGGCGGCAGCGCGGCCAAACATTTCAGGCAAGCGCGTGAACGCTGCAAGATCATCGTTGATGATTGTTTGGCGGTTGATTGCTACCACCTTGCCATAGGTTCCCAGCGCGTATTGTTCTTTACCATCGCTGATCGTGCCACGCTTAAATTCGCCCGATTCATTCACCTTATCAAGCGTTGGCGCATCACCCAATTGAACGCGGGCAATGGTTTTGAAATCCGGCGCAGTAACTTGGCGAGAGAACGGTTTGAAGGTTTGCGGGGCCGCTTCGTAAGCATTACGCAGCGTTTTATTCGCCACATTCAACACGATATTAGCAAAGTCGCTGGTGGAGTGATAACCGCCGCGAACTTCCATGCCAAGCATAAGGCCCGCTGATTCCGATTTGGAAAGGCCGCGAGTATCGATGCCTTTTCGTTTCAGAACATCACGCCCCATTTCCATTAACGTCATGCCACGGAATTCACGCGCTCCCGAATCCAGCTTATAGGTGTTCGGGTCATGGCGATGAAGCAAGGCGTTTTCGGCCATCGCACGCACGCTATCCATTTCATCACGGGTAATGGTGATTTGCGAACGGATTTCGCCCCCTTCGCCGCTGGTGCGAGCAAGTTCATCCAGAACAAGCTTGCGGGCTTGTGGAATGGCTGTGCCATCATTCACCAGCTTTTGCGCGAACGTATCCGGCAGTTTTGCGGCGCGAACAATTTTGTTCACTTCCGTAACGCGAGAGCGTTCAAGGCGCATACCTTCGGCGCGGGCTTCTTCATTACCCGGCGTTTCAGTTGAAGCGGCAGGGTTTGCAGGATTTGCCGGTGCTTCGGCAGGATTAGCAGCGGGCGGATTTGCAGCCGGTGCTTCGGGATTCGCCGGATTTTCATTCGGCTGATTTTCATTGTTGGACATAGTGCGATTCTCCTTTGGGTTGGTTGAAAGATAGATAACCTCGCACGGGAAAGTGTGAGGGTTGGAACGGATGCCAGCGCCAGCATCCGCCCCGATGGGAACCAACGAAATTTCGTAAGGCTCCCAATCGATGATGCGGTAAAGTGGCACCGCACCTTCGTTTCTGATGACTTCGCGTTTGTGAACACGATAGCCAACGCTGACATTTTGAATGATGCCATCGCGTATTTTGCGTATGACCGACTCATTTTCTGGCCCGGCATCGACCTTGAAGCTGGCATAACCAAGCCCACCAGCAATGCGGGCGGTTCCGGCGATCACCACGCCTTTGATATTTTCCAGCGAGCTATCGTTATGGGTATCTAATACCGGCGCACCGGAATTAAGCCGCCCAAGCCGCACTGAAGTATCATTTACCACTAGTTCTTCGTCGTACATTTCATCGGCAAAGAAATCGTATTTGCGAACGGTCGCGCCGGTAGTGAAAACCATATTGAAAATGCGGTTTTCATTATCGCCTTGCTCGGCATCAAGCGTCGCCAGCCTCGTCTGAAGCGGAAGGCTCACCCTCTCCATCAAGGGCGAGTTTGAGTTGCTTTCCGGCTTTTTTGCTAGGTTTTTTGGTTGGGGTTGTGTCTGCATTACTGCCTCCGTTTGGTGTTTGTTGAGTGCCGCTTTTCGCCGTATATCGCGGGTCGCAATCAAGGATAATTTCCTTGTCATCGAGCAGCTTGTTAGTTGCCGCGATTTCTTCAATTTGCTTTTCAGGATCGAAGCCCTGCCGCGCGATAGCTTCTTTCAGCGTGAGCGTGCCGTTGCGAATCATCATCGTATCTGCTTGGGCATCTTTCAGCGGGTCAATCATCTCAAATTTTTGAGGTGTCCAGCCCACGCCATAATCGATTTTATTTATCTCCCCGGCGATAAAGGCCCGGTCGATAAACCTGCGCCAAACCGGAATGCAAAGTTTTGGTACGAATACTTGCCAGCGCAGCATTTCCACTAAACGCCGGAATTCCAGCAAACCAGCGCGTAAGCTGCTATAATTTACTTGGCTTAAATCGCCGGTGAGCTGCTCGTAAGTAATGCCAAGCCCCGCCGCAATCGCATGCAGCTGCACACGCTCATAGGATTCATAATTGCCATCGCTATTAGGATTGCCGAAACGAATATCCTCGCCCGGTTGCAGATATTCAATCATGCCGGGGCGGAATTGCTCTAATTTATCCGGGTCATTGGAAGTGCTGCTTGAGCCTGTAGAGGCAGCTTTTTTCACCACATTGCCGACAATCGGGCCATCCGCACCGCTTACTTGCGTCACGAATGCAGCAAAACAGGCTTCAATTTTCTTGCGCCATAATTCCGCGTCATCGTATCCATCAAGATCGCGCATTCGCACGATAGAAGGTGCAAAAGCAGTAACGCCCCGAAACTGGCCGGGGCGCTGTTTACGGAAAAGGTGAATGATTTGATCGGCTGGCACGCGCACGCTTTGCAAGCGCATAGTGGCAACCGAATTCTCACCCGGATGCTGCGGCCACATCCAATAAGCCACGCGCCGGTTATATTTATCGAACTCCACGCCCTGATTAATAAAATTGCTACTGCCGGCAGGCATGGTTTTCGAGGTGTCGAGGAAATCCGCTTCCAGCACTTGCAGCTTGAAAGGAACGCGGGAATTTTCGCTATAAGACAGATCGCGGAAGCGGATAAAGCACTCACCGCTTTCAAAAATAGCGCGGGCAGCAAGGGATTGAATACCGTAAAAGTCTAAATCACCTTCGATATCGCAATTTTGCTCCCATTCATCCCATGCCGCCATAATCTGCTTGTTAAGGCGTTCCGTGCCGGTGCGGGCTTGCGGGATGATGCCCGTACCAATGGCATTACCCACGAATACTTCCACGGCTTTGCTGCCATAGGGATTATTACGCACTAAATCGCGGGCGCGTTCGCGCAGACGGTTGCCGCCGCTGGCAATTTCCCTATTCGCGGAAGCGCCGGTGGTAAGCCAATCATCAATGCGCCGCCCGGTTTTCGCGCCTTCATAGCCACGCTGCATAACATCAAGCGCAAAGCGTGCTTGCTTGCGTTTCAACCCAGATAAGGGCGAAAAAACGCCAATGACATCATCTATCCACATATTAATCCTTCATAAAAGTTGCAAAGCTGGCACGGCTTTTCGGCGTTTGCGAGTCAACGGCCAGCTGGTTACGGATAATTTCGCGGAGTCGAATCATCTCATCGAGCGAGTGGTATCGAACCTTCTTGTCGCCCACGCTTACTTCGAGCGTGCCAGCGGCAATGGCCGTTTCCAGCGCGTCTAATTGCGTTTGTGTAAATGCCATGTTGATTCCTATGATTTTCAATTGTTAATTATGTTCGCGCCATCGCCAGCCGCACCCATGCAAAGATGCAGCTTCAAATCCCCGTTATGGGAGATGCGGCTAAGACGATGGCGGAATTTCAAAAATCAACGCTTCATCCAATCATCCATGCGCGGAATCCACGCCTTGTCTTTTGGGTTTTGCGTTTCTTTCGTTTCACTTTCAGGCTTTATGCGTGGGGCGTTTTCGATTTCCTCGGTTAATTGTGTCAAATTGGGATTAAGCAGCTTAAAGGCGGCAAGCGCATACACGGTGCAATCCAGCACCTCGTTGCGTGTTCGCGTTTTAATCCATTCCCGTTTCGCCACGCCCTTAGTAAAGCGCACCACCTGTTTTTCCGCCGTGAGCTGAAGGAAATATTCACGGTCACGTTCCAGCGGAAAGTGAAAGTAACCGTTGCCGGGTTCGGTGACGCGCAAGCGGCCAAAAATGACCTCTTTCGCGGTATCCGTACCAACCGGATAGAGCCGCATTTTATAGCGGTTATTCCGGCTCGGCCGTCCGATCAATGGCTTTGCGCTCTGGCTTAATCCTTTCACCGCGAACACGCCGCGCACGGCGCGTTTGCTGCAAAATTCATAAACCATTTGGGTATGATGACCGCCTGAATCCACGCACGCGCAGGCAATATTAAGCTCCACGCCTAATTTGCTGCGTATCGGTTTGAGCAAATAAGCGTCAAGCTCCTGCCAAACTGAATCCTGCGCCGGGTCGCCATAGAAAACCCGGTAATCCAATGACCAACATTCCTCCCCAATGCCCCAGCCTTTAACTTCGATTTCAAGGCGATCACCTTGCACGTCCACGCCCGCCGTAACCAGCACCACCGGCTCCGGCGCATCATCGCCCCAGCTTTCTTTACGCTGCAGGAGGATATCGGCATCAAGCGTTTCACCTTCTTCTTCCCACGGTTCACCAAGCGAAGTGTTTACCCATGTTTTCAAGGTTTCCGGCAAGGCTTTCGCCCGCAGGAAATCAATTGCCATTTGCGCCCACGTCACCCACGGCGAGTAAAGCTCGTTGATATGAAACCCGGCGATATCACTAAACGGCCTGTCTGCCACCCAGCGTCCCGCTTTATTCATTGCCAGCCGTTCACCTTCCACGATGATGCAGCCGTGATGCTCGCAAACATAGTGCGCGGTTTCCGGTTTGTGGCCGGTTTCGCCGCGCTCCCACCGTACTTGCGCCCATTTCAACACCTGAAATTCGCCGCAATGCGGGCAAGGCACATGGTAATGCCTTTGATCGCTCTGCTCATAGGCCGCTTCAATCCGGCTTGCACCCTTGATAGTAGGGGTGGAAGTGAGGATTAATTTACGGTTCCAGAATGTCGTGGTGCGCTTTTTCGCCAAACTCACCGGGTCGCCTTCGGTGCCAGCCGAAACGGGGTAACGATCAACTTCGTCACCCAGCACAATGCGTATCGGGCGGCTGGCAAGCGAAGCGGGCGAATTAGCGCCAGCCATAGTGATATGCCCACCGGGAAAGCGCTTATAAAGAAGCGTATTCCCGCTATCGCGCGACCGCGCATCTCTCACCAGGCCGCGCAAAACATCCGTATCGCGCAGCATGGGCGAAAGCCGGTCTTTGCTCCATGCCTCTGCCATTTCCAGCGTCGGCTGCAAAAGCAGGATAGGCGACGGGTCAAGATGGATATGGTAGCCGATTATATTATTAATAATCTCCGTTTTGCCGATCTGCGCCGATGACATAATGACCACGGTTTCCACCCGTGCGTCACAAACCGCATCCATAATTTCACGCTGATAAGGTGCGCGGTCAGTATGCCATTTCCCCGGTTCGGCGCTTGCCTCACTACTAAGCTGGCGGAACTTGTCCGCCCACTGGCTTACCTTCATCGATGGCGGCGGTGCTAATAGCTTCGCCACCTCGCGTATCAATGCTGCTGCTCGATTCTGGGTCATAGAGGGATAACTCGTTCAATGCTTCATGCACCAGATCCCTCAACGCATTTTCCACTTCATGAAACTCCTTGAGTCCGGTGGCTATATGTGCGCCCCGCGTCGGAAAACTCATCAAGCGGGCGCGGCACGAAACCGCCATTCCCGCCCAATATGCTTTGACCTCCGCAACGGTAATCAGGTCGCGTTTCATCACTCGCACTTCCATTTCGGTTTTATCGGCTTGGGCTTTGAGCAACCGGGCGCGTTCTTGGTGCGCGTCAATTGTCATCACGTCTTTGCCAAAAGCGCGTTCCTGTAGGAAACCGATATAGCCGCGCACACAGCCGACTAACTCGTATTTCCCTTTTTCAGCCTTCGGGATAATTCCATCCTTTGCCAGCTGTTGCACCCGGCGTTCGGACACGCCAAAGAGCCGGGCAATTACGCCCACCTTGTATGTTGGTTCTGACATATGATTACTTCGTAATTATCCAACCGGCGAAATCGCCAAAACGAAACCACAAGCTTGCATCTTCACCCAGCATGGCCGGGTCAAGCGGGCGCTGCACGCCCGACAAGCTCAACTCTTTTGCAATGACGCTTTCGGCATCAACGCCCGCCGCGACTTTCCCGGCCAGCGTCAACCGCCAAAATACGGTTGCTTCATAACCCGAAGCCGCCTCGCATTTATCTATAATCAGCAACGCGCCTCCGGGCTTAATCAGCGTTTTGAGATTATCGATAAATGCTTGCCGTTTATCTATCGGCATGAACATCACCACCAAATAACAAATCGCCAAATCGAAAGGCTGAAAGCGGTAATCCAGCGCGTCAATCTGCACAAGTTCGCCGGGAGCAGCATACTTGGCGCACATTTCCGCGCTGGATTCGATGCCGATAAGCTGGGCTTTTCGTTCCTTCAGCGTTTCGGCAATTGATCGGCCTATGTTGCCGGTGGATGCACCAACATCATAAACCAGCCCGCCTTTCGGTATGTAATGGCGGGCAATATGTGCTATCGCGCCCGTCACCATGTCATACCAAGGCAGTTGTTCGCGGACGTGTTTATCGAACCCCGAGGCTACCGAAGTATTCTCGAACGTCCATTCTCTAGGGATTTGCATAATTTTAGCTCGGTAAGGTTTGCCATTCTTCACCCGGCTCAATTTTCACCGAGCGGATGCCATGCCGCGCATACATCGCGCGGGTGGCAGGGTTACTTTCAATCGCCAACATTTCAGCGCCGCCGTGTTTAGGCAGCACAAACTCTTTCAGCATGCCATCTTTCGCCAAGGGCGGCATAAGGCCGTAAGCGTTGAAGTACGCTTCATTAGGTTGCCACCCCGTTTTGCTTTGGATGCTGGCAAGAGTAGCTGCCCGGTATTTTACTGGCCGCGCCGTCATCAATATGACGTGGTGCTGCCTAACCAGCTTCACCAGCCATGCACGATATCGCTCTGCCTCAATCTGCTTTGTAAAAGGCTTTTGCTTTTCGGTGCTGTTTTCAACCAGCGTGTAATTAAGATCGAGAAGTATAATCATAATTTTATTCCTAAACGCATTGAGAAGGCTTCAATCGCTTCATCTACCAGCCCCATCCGGCTACCGTCCGGGTAAGGTAGATCAAATTCAAACTCTAATGCCTTTCTAAGCGTTTTCTTATTAACTATTAGTGGCTTAGAGCATACAGCCTGCACGTTGTGATTACTATCATTCACGCTTACGATTTCAAAAAATTCCTTAAACAGACCGTAAAATTCTTTGAGCGTATGATACTTCTGCACCTTCGGCTGGTTGCTGATATCGCCCAGCGTAATGCCGGGTTCATATTCGAGCATGAACAGCTTTGCGGTGGCCTGTGTTTTGCTCAAATATTTCCCACCTTTCACCTGCCGCATGCCAGCCTGATTCATGCTGGTTGCCGCCGCATAAAGTTTGGTATGCGGCGATGCAAGCGCGGCGCATATGCAAGCGATATGGCGGCGGTCTTCGGCAAAAGGAACGCTATTCAATACGCTTGATATGAAAATCGAAGTGTATTGCACCTGCCGGTGTGAAATGTCGTAAAGAAATTCGCGGGTCAGCGAAATGCTTTCCTGTTTGCTAATTTCCTCGCTTGCATCCACACGATAGGGTTCAAATGGCGTAACCTGCATACCGATAGAACGCAGGATTTTCGTTTCGTATAAATGCCCCGCACCGAAATCCAGAATGACTTTGCCGTGTTCCTTCACCCAGCGTTCGGCATTCTTCGGCTCGGTCACGTCAAAATCCTTTGACGTTTTGCTGCCGGCAACGGCGAAGATGAAACCACGGCCCAACTGTTTACGCACACCGCGCAAACGGCGGAAGGAATTATAGCGCAGCAGATCGCGGTAACGGTTATGGATATCGAAATCCATTGAAAGCAAATTGAGCATGGCATCGGCCAGCCGCGCTTCTTCTTCTGTCACGAACACCACGCCGATAGATGGCTTTTTGTTTTCCGCCAGCATTTGCAAGCGACCAATGCCGTTAACCACCTTCAAATCCTTGGTTGCCACCACCGGCATTATCACGCCTTTAAGGTAAAGCGTTTTTGATATGCTGGCCGCATAGGTAATCCACCGGCCCGAATTAGCTTTGAGTAACGGAGCAAGCGGCATTTCCTGCGCTTTCATGCACGGGTAGAAATCCAAAGTGTCCGGCGTTTTATCCGGCACGGCGGCGGCTATGGCCTCAATATCCACCCGGCCCAATGCTTCAGTAATGTTCTTCGGCGTATCACCGCAATCCAAATCATTCGTTGCGCGGTTGAAGGCTACGTTGACCGCTTTGCGTTCTGGCAATTCCATCGCCCTGGTGATCGCCACCGGCACTTGTTTAACGCCCATGCGTTTTGCAACGTGGTGGCGCTGGTGGCCGGAAATGATTTCACCGTCTGGCGTTGCGTAAATTGGCAAAACGAAACCGAGCTTACGCAAGGAAAGTTCGATTAAATCAAGGCGGCGTGGATCCGCTTGGCGTGGATTGTACGTTGACGGGTTTAAGCTATCGATATTGACCAGTTTCATAAGCCCAACCTTTTTCTAAGTTCTTCAACAATCGATTCTTTATCGAAACCCACGCGCTGCCTGATTTCTTCCATCCATTCCAAATATGGCCCGCGCTCGATGACAAACGAGTAAGGGCCGATGGTTGCTTTGGTATCCGCTTCATCCACGTCACCTTCTTCTTCACCGGCGATGCCATCTTGCAAGCCTTCAAGGGAAAGCCGAAGGCTGTTTAATTCTTCTTCGTTGAAACCCAGCACGTCCGTTTTGTAATCGGCCGCATCGAGTTCGCCGATTTCCAGCTGCAGAAGTTCTTTATCCCACTCCGCTTCTTCGCCGGTTCGGTTGTCGGCAATGCGGTAAGCTTTAATCTGCTCTGGGCTTAAGCCTTCCATCACATGCACCGGCACTTTTTTAAGCGCCAATTTCTGCGCCGCTTGGTAGCGAACGTGGCCTACGATGATGACCATTTCGCTATCCACAACGATAGGCTGACGGAAGCCGAATTCTTGAATGGAAGCAGCCACCTTATCCACGGCATGCGCGGTTATCCTAGGGTTGCGGGCGTATGGCACCAGCTTATCGAGATTGATTAACTCCACTTTCATGGCTTTTTTCTCCTGTAAATTGCGAAACGAAATCAGTGTGTAACCGCTGAATCTAGCGAAATGCCGGGCCTAGCGTCCCCGTATAGGTTCGGCGCGAGAAGGACCCGGACAGGCGGCCCCTCGTTTCATTAGGGCCGCACTGGGTATTGATCGCAGTCACCAGCATGCTAGAGCATAGCTGATAACCGACTGTAATAAGAGGATAGTACAATGAATACTGACCAACAAAACGCCACCATAATAGCCGCGCTTAATGACCGCTTTCGCCACACCTTTTGGGGTGGGCAGGTGATGACGACGTGCGGAGTTAATGAGCTAAGTGACGATAAACGTGCAGCTTTGTTCAATTCCGTGCGCGATTTCGATAACTTTGTGCAGGATAACGACCCGCACGGTGAGCATGACTTCGGTAAGGTGGTGATCGATGACCAATCCTTCTTTTGGAAGATTGATTATTACGATCACACCCTTTGCTTTGGTTCTGAAAACCCGGCTGACCCGGCAGTAACCACCCGTGTTCTTACCATCATGTTAGCCAGCGAATATTAAAAGCCTCGGGCTTGCCTTAGATTAGCCTGAGGCTTGCCCCAGTTTCGCACAGGGCTTGCCTAGTGCATGCACCGGGTTAGCATCGGGCTTGCCTCATGCTGCTACCGCCAGCGGTTCCCATTGAAAGTTTCTTCCGGTTTGCAAATCTGAGCACTTGAACAGTTTGCCCATCCCTTGTAAAACCTCAATAAATGCACCAATCCGGTTCGAGGTTAGTCCGCGCTGGTGCACCAAATAGAAAAGGGGCAT